CTAAATAGTATATCACATTTAAATATATAACAAAATGACTATTAAATTATTCAATCAAGGTTCATTATCTTTGAGTGAAATACAATCCGAATTTGGCGGATCTAACCCAATTGGTTTGAATGAATACTATGCTGGCAACGGACTAGTAAATCCTTGTACTGTAGGTTATCCAAACGGTTCAGCTGTTGCTATTCCTTCAAGCGGTGCGATATCAATTAGTAATTTTTATGGTGCCTCGGCAGAACCTAGTGCTGTTGCTTTGGCTAACTATTTCTGGAACAATCGTTCCAATTTAGTTAGATATGGTGAAGGTACAGGTCAACTAAGTTATTATCCTGGTGATAATTATAATAGAAACCATCCCAATTTTAGATATACAACTTCTGCTATTAACTCATGGTCATATTCAAATGGTGGTTTACCATTGAGTAGTATGTTCTACACTATGGTTAGTATTGCATCTGGTGGAATTGGTAATTATCCAACAATAACACCTTCTACAAATTCTGGTACTTTATTACATGATTTTGGTCCATTCACCTATGTTGGTGATGGCGCACAACCTACACCTGTTGGTAATGGATTTGGTATAACTGTTAAAACACAAACTTTTGTTGGACAGGTTAATTCAGTATCAAGTAATTCAATAACTTTCTCTGGTGGTGGTGGAAACAGAGGAGCATGGAGTTATTCATATTTGATTCCTGGAAAATGGGCGTTTGAAGGTGGACAAGGACAAATTAATTTCGATGGTTACAACTATTCAAGAACGGTGGCTGCTGGTAAAATGCACGTTATGATTGTTGAACGTGGTGGAGATTATAATAATCCATTGCCACAACCAAGTGGTGCAGCAAACGTTATAACTGCAGACCATTGGTGGTATAATGGTTCGAGTGTACAATTTGTGGTAAACACTAGTTCATCTGCAATATATCCAAGTTGGCCTGCTTCCGGACCAATTATTGGAGAAACGCCAATTATTGGTGCTATATTAACAACTTTCTAATAATAAAATAAAATGAACGATTTTCAATTTATCAAAGTAAACGAAGATTCCACAATCAAAGTGGAATACAGAACAACAAATTATACTAACATTTCTAATCCCGATGGTTTAACGGGGCAAGAATTAATTGCGTTTGTTTCAGAAAAAATAACTGAACTTTCAGCTGATGATGTTATCATTGATCCAGAAAATGATATTTTGATAACACTAGGTATTGAAGAACCTATCCGTGAAATGCTTATCATGGAAGTTGTAGAAAATGTAGTACCAACAACAGAATGAATGGTAGTAAACTGATTTTTTGAAAAGTGTCTTGGACGGGGGTGCGAATCCCCCCAAGTCCACCATAAGAATTTAGGTCTGCGCCGTGCGATAATGAAGATGACTAAGGGATCACGGACATCCAGATAATCTAAACCAAAATTCTTATGATGGGCTTGACTAGTTTCGACAAGGCAACAAGTACAAAAATTGGCTACTCGGGAAAGCAGAACCCGTAGGATTGAGGTAACTCGGTCGTAGAAGCAAAACAAAATAAATGCAAACGATGAACGTTTCTTGATGGCTGCGTAAGCACCATCGGAGTTTTGCAAGTTGAACTTAGCAACAGAATCAACTTGCTTTGGTGTATTGATTGTTGGATGGTTTACCTATTTTAGCAACTGACATTTTTTGTAATGTTTCTTGTGAATATATGTTTTTCTTACCTTTATTCCAAGGTGGTGTGCCAGAAGGTCTTCCGTTTTTAAGATTGTAGTATTTTTTACCAAACTCAGATTCTTTAATCATACGAAGAAATCTAGCCTCTTCTTTTCTGGCAGACTTCCTATCATTAAAGACTTTGATAATTTTACGTTTGAAATCGTTAGGTCTATATTGATGTTCTCCGTTAAACCAGCGTGATGAAGAAACATAATCATCAGTTATTTGTCCTTCATGCATACCAACATAGAACATCTTTCGGCATTTATCGTGCCATATATATAAAAAGAATTGCATTATTATCCTCCAAGATGTATAATGTATTTAGTAAAAGTAAACTTTCAAGTTCGCATTTACTAGGGTTTCAGTTGGTTTCCTCGTAACAGAATAACCAACTACACTACACTCATCACACAAGGAGAAAAATATGAGTAACATGACACCATTCGAGATCCGTCTCGAACTTCTAAAACTTTCTAAAGACATGCTCGAACAAGAGTATATGTCTAAACGGGAAGTTGCACATAATAACTGGCAGGTAGCTTCCGAGAATGCTCGCACTCAAGGACAACAGTTACCAACACAACCAGAATATTCACTATTCCCATCAGAACAAGAAATCATTAATAAGGCGCAAGCTTTAAATGGTTTCGTTTCTAACATTTCTGAACCTGCTAAGGTTACTAAGAAGTCGTAAGGGAAAGATAGGCTTCGGCCTATCTCACACACAGAAAGGAACCAAATGCAAAGTAGGATTGTGCTTCTAAGCGCATTTTTATCAAGTATTATTTTAATGGTAGCTTCAATCAATGTTGATATACACAACATTATGCCAATCAAGGCAAGCTATCAGTCTCTATCAAAAGAGGCACAAAAACACGTGACATGTCTGGCTGAGAATATCTATTTTGAGTCGGCACATGAACCCGTTACTGGCCAAATGGCTGTTGCGTTTGTCACTATAAATCGTGTACAGACCGGCAACTATGCTAGTAATATTTGCGATGTAGTAACTCAAAAGACCGGTAACACTTGCCAATTTTCTTGGTATTGTGATTCCTTATTTACCTCAAAACGGTTGACAATCAAGAGTACAAAGTTGTATAATGACATTAGAGAGTTAGCAACTAACCTGTACATTAATTTTGATCGTATGGAGGATGTTACAAATGGTGCGACATATTATCATGCAGATTATGTTAATCCAAATTGGACAAAACTACAGAAGGAGACTAAAATTGGCAGGCATATTTTCTACAAAAGCAAAGGTGACAAAATTGACCGAACAAAAGGAGTTATTTAATATGAACAAAGACCTTATCACTATATGTGTTTCTATAACAATCGTATTGTGTACCACAATCGTTGGAGGATTCATGTATAATTTAAACGACCGTAATAACATGGCCAAAAACATCGAAGCCGCTATTACAAAAGGTGTTGATCCATTGTCTGTTAAGTGTGCATATGAAACTGGAGCTAATCCGGTTTGCATCACAATGGCAGCAACAAAGAAATAATTTAGGAGTATATTATGGCAGTGAAACAATTTAGTATTAATCAAATCTCTAATGAAGCAGACCGCAAGAAATTGTTGGATGCTGTACAAGAGTGTTCAAATTCTATGACACGAATGGACGGAGAAAAAGATTTCATTAAAGAAGCAGTGAAAAAAGTTTCAGATGATTTGAAATTACCTAAACAAGTCGTTCAACGTTTGGTCAAAGTTTATCATAAACAAAACTATGATGAAGAAGTGGCCACGCACGAACAATTTGAACAGTTGTATGAAACGATTGTGAAATAATGCCAACTAAAGAAGAAATGAAGAAGTTTTCTGTGGAGATTGATAGATTCGTCTCCGAAAGAAACATTAATCATCTTGAAGCTATAGTTGAGTATTGTGCAGAAACGGGTCTCGAAACGGAAGTTGCCGCAACATTAATTAATTCGAATCTAAAGTCGAAAATTGAGTTGTTGGCTTCCGATTTGAATATGCTGAAAGTGAAGAAATCTCGTTTACCCATATGACTGGTTATGAAACATTTGCGTTATTCAATTCTTTAAAACTGCACTTCAACCGAGAATCTTACGATTACTTTAAATATAATGGTAAAAGTAACATCTCAGTTGATGCATTTGAGAATAGGCGTGACAAATACCACTTTCACAAGTTGTCTAGGAAGTACACAAACAAGGAAGACATGGAATTATTTTTCGTGTCCAACTTGGTTGAGAAACCTAATACTTGGGCTGGTGATTTGTTAACTGAAGAAGCAGATATCAATTACAAGACTCACCAAAAGGTGTTACAATCACTATCGTACTTTTTCGAAAATGATTGTCACCTGCTATTTGATGGTTGCGACAATCCAAACGATTTGTTCAAAGTGAATGACGGTGATTATCCTGTAATATTACGCAAGACCATGCAGAAGGTAACACAAATTGAAACTTTGTGCATACTTAATAAAATACTTGGCTTTGAACCTAACTGGAATGCTAGAATTGCCGATACTATTCGGTGGCCAGAATTTCGGTTAAGATTGCTCAAGTATGCCACATTTCTGCCACAGGATGTGTTAAAATATAAACTTATTCTAAAGAAGATGATATGATAAAGAAAATCTACCTCGATATGGACGGTGTTCTCTGTAACTTTGAACGCCGGTACCTTGAACTATATGATGAGTTACCTGGTTCTATGCGGGACCGGAAAGACTTTAATGTGAATTGGGATCATTTTGTGCAAACAGAACAATTTAAAACATTGGACTGGTGGCCTGGTGGTCGAGACTTGTTGACGTACATTACACAATATCAACATGAAAATGAAGTCGAGGTAGAAATTCTTTCATCTTCTGGTGGTCAAAAATATCACCGAGAAGTTGCTCTGCAAAAAATTGAATGGTTGTCTGATAAAGGCATTCCATTTAAAGCAAATATTGTTTCTGGACGTAAGGTGAAAACCGAATATGCCACACCAGAATCGATATTGATTGATGATACACATGATATTATCCAAGCCTTCATTGGTGCGGGTGGTATCGGTATACATCACAAAGATATAGGTAATACTTTAATGATGTTGGATAAACTTCTGGACAGGTCACCTATATAAATCTATATTATGATAATATGGTCGTTTGTACAAGCCTATATTATAATGTGGACAAAAAAACTATACAACGCAATACAAATTATACAAGGAAATATATATGAGTTCATTTGCAAATCTTAAACGCAATCGTGACAATTTCGACAAGTTGTCAAAAGCGATTGAAGCAACCGGCACTCCTGCAGAAGCTGGTTCTAAAGATGACACCCGATTCTGGCAACCAGAAGTTGATAAAGCTGGCAACGGCATGGCAGTAATTCGTTTCTTGCCATCTCCCGCTGTTGATGGTGATGATGCTTTACCATGGGTTCGAGTATTCACGCACGGATTTCAGGGACCTGGAGGTTGGTTCATTGATAACTGTTTGACTACTTTGAATGATAAGTGTCCTGTGTGCGAACACAATAACACACTTTGGAATTCTGGTATCGAAGCCAACAAAGATATCGCACGTAAGCAAAAACGTAAACTAACTTACATGACGAATATTTTGATCGTTTCTGATCCAAGTAATCCGTCAAACGAAGGACAGGTTCGATTGTTCAAATTCGGTAAGAAGATTTTCGACAAGATTAATGAAGCGATGAATCCCGAATTCGCTGATGAAACACCTATCAACCCATTTGATCTATGGGAAGGTGCTAACTTCAAGTTGAAGATTCGTAATGTTGAAGGTTATCGTAATTATGACAAATCAGAATTTGCTAGCAAGTCTGCTTTGTCTGAAGATGATGCTGAGTTGGAAACAATTTGGAAGAAAGAATATTCCCTCAAGGAATTTACTGAACCAAAGTTGTTCAAACCTTACGCCCAATTGAAGACTCGTTTGGATAAAGTATTAGGCTTTGAAGGTGTTGCACCTTCAACTACTGCTGAATCTATCGATCTCTCACCACCTGCAGCTAAGTTTGCACCACGTTCAACACCTGTTGACATTGGTGGAGATGATGATTTGGAATACTTCAAGTCTCTCGCTGAAGAAT